TACAGGTGGCTTTGTAAAAGGTAAACTGTATGAGCTAATGGGCTGGGAGGGTTCAGGTAAATCAACAGTTTGTGGTCATGCTGTAGCTAACTGTCAAAAGACTGGTGGTACAGTGTTGTACATTGATGGCGAGCATGCTGTAGATAAGAAGTATTTTGAATCTCTAGGTGTAGATACAGCTAAGATGTTAATTGCTCAGCCATCTTGTGGTGAGGAGGGTTTCCAGATTGCTATGGATATGATTGAGACAGGAGATATTGATCTTGTTATCATTGACTCAGATTCATCATTGATTCCTAAGAAGATGTTAGATGGTGATGTAGGTGATAGCACTATCGGTAGAAAAGCTCTATTGAATAGTAATGCTTATCCTAAACTGAAAGGTGCATTATCAGAACACAACGTGTGTGTGATTGTTGTATCTCAGTATCGTGAGAAGATTGGTATGATGTTTGGTAATCCTACAACTACTCAAGGTGGTCACGCTTTAAAGTTCTATTCAGATGTTCGTATCGAGGTAAGTAAGTCTCTAGCTAAAGAAGGAGATCAAGCTTATGGTAATATCACTAAGGTGAAGGCTATCAAGAACAAGATGTCTCCTCCTTACAGACTACATGCATTTGAGATTGTGTACGGTGTAGGTATTGATCGTATGTTAGAGATTATGGAAATGGCTAGTGAGTTTGAAATCTTACGTAAGTATGGTAAGACTATTACTTATGGAGAAACTAAGTATCCATTAGATGAATTCAGAACTTTGTTAGAAGACAATGAAGAGTTCTTTGATAAGTTACGTCAAGATATCATTGATAAGATTAACAAGACTGAATTACCTGTAGAGGAAGAAATTGTAGTAGAAGAAGAAACAATAAACGAAATAGAAAATGAAAGTTTTATTTAAGAAGTTACATCCCGAGGCACAACAGCCTAAGTTTGGTAAGCCAGGAGATGCAGGTGCAGATCTTGTAGCTACATCAATTGATACACATCGGAATGGTCAGATTGTATATGGTACAGGACTTGCTGTAGAGATACCAGAAGGAATGGTGGGACTTGTGTTCCCACGTTCCTCTGTACGCAACTATGATTTAGTTATGAGTAATTCTGTAGGAGTAATTGACTGTGGATATCGTGGTGAGATTATGGTCACATTTAATCTAAATGTTCAAAACATTACATATCAAAGTATACATAGTCTGATTGATTCTCAAGAACTTGAGAATGAATATCAATGGAGCAGATTATTTGAACAAGACATTAACACCTATCAAGTAGGTGATCGTATTGCTCAGTTGATCATTATGCCTGTACCATTGGTTGAATACACTGAGACACAGGAATTATCAGAAACTAATCGTGGAACAGGTGGGCATGGTAGCACGGGAGTGTAACGTAGAAGGCTGTACAAATAGAGTTTGGTCTAAGGGGGTGTGTAGAAATCACATCCCCAAAGAACAAATGAGTAGAGGAAAAGCTAAACCTGCACGTACAGAACCTAATCCAATGCATCTTTTCTTTGTAGAGATATGGAAAGAACGACAACATGTTTCTCAAATTAGTGGAATTCCACTAGGAAAAGAAATAATGTCAACATTCTTTCATCATATACTCCCTAAAGAGAAATATCCAGAGCTAGGATATGATAAATCTAATATTATTTTATTAACTTTGGACGAACATACTAATGTAGAAAACGATATCTACAAGTATGAGAAAATCAATCAGTTACGAATGCAACTTTTAAACAAAATAAACCAATGACAGATCCAATAGAAGCACACACATCAGAACTTACAGCAGGAGAAACCCTAGTAGGTAAAACATTCAACCCATCATCAGATGATAAGGTTGCAAAAGCAAAGGCACTATGTGCTGAATTAGCAGATATGATTTATGATGCTAAATTATATTCTTATAATCATGGTACATTAACATCATTAAGAGAACAATTAGCTGAAAGAGCTTTGATGGATATCCTGGCTGCACAGATGATGGTAGTAAAAACATTAACACTTAAATAATATGAAGACATTAGTAAATACAGACTCTAATGGAGCAACAAAGAATGTAAAGGATATTGTATTCTGGGGCAATGGAGATACATTCAAATTAATTAGTAAGGCATCAAGCGTTGAAGAAGGTTGGATGAAGTCAACTAAAGCAATGGAAATTGAAGGACTCGGGTGCGTAGTTCAAGTAACTACTCAACAAGGAGATAATGTTGCAGAAGCATTGACTTTTGTTCCTGGAACTTATATACAAGATATCTACAAAGGAGATGAAATTGTAGGTCGTGAATTATGTAAATCTTATCAAAAATAAATAAACCAATGACAAACCAATTCTTTTACACTCGTAAAGAAGGAGATCAAGTGTTCACTGACTCTTTCAACATTAACAAAGTAATCCGTACAGTACAAACAGAAGAAGATAATCTATTAGTATTATTAGATGATATTCATGAGCGTGTTATGGAAAGCCCAAACATCAACCTTAAGACTAATAAGATTATAGGTGTAACACGTAAGCGTGATGTATACCAATCAGAGATTAACTTAACAGGTGAAGACATTAAACGATTCAAAACTTTAACCAATATTTCATTAGTATAATGGCAGATTTCAAATTATTACGCGGTAACAGATTGTTACTAGACCTTCCTAAGAAGGAAGAAGGTAAACTTATCGTAGATGAGAATACAAAGGAAGCTCTTGAGAAAGAGATGATGCAGAAGCTAAACAAGCTTACAGTGTATTCTGTAGGTGATTTAGTTACAGACATCAAAGCAGGTGATGAGATCTTAGTAGATCCAGCATCTTTACAGAAAGCACCAGTGATTCCTATCAACGGAGAGAACAAGTTACTTGTATCACCATTTGATGTTATCCTTATTTGGTAATGGAAAATCTTCCTTTCATATCATGTAAGTGTATTACTTATGGAAGAGTGTCTACGCTTGAGGAGAGTATTGAATCTTTCCTCAAGCAGGACTACCCTGCTGATAAGTGTGAATTAATAATAGTCAATGACTATCCACTACAGACTCTTGTCTTTGATCACCCACAAGTTAAAATAGTTAACCTAGACAAAACTTTTGATACCATAGGAGAAAAAGAAAACTATGCAACAGAATTATGTCAAGGAGATATTATATGTCAATGGGATGATGATGATGTAGCTTTGTCTAATCATCTAAACAATGTAGTTAAGTACATGACTGATGATGTAAACATTCTTCATTGGGAAGTAGGAGTACTGTGTCACATCACAGGTATTGAGCAAGTTGGTTGGATAGGAAACTCAGGAATAGTGTTTCGTAAGTCAGCTTGGAAAGCTATAGGAGGACATCCTCTTGAGAATGCTGGATACGATATGACATTCATTGAAAGTTTACATGCTCGTGGAGGAAGATTGTTTGCCAAACCACCCAAAGAAGAAGCTAGTTGGTTCTATATGTGGGGAGGAAGAGGTTATCACATGAGTGGTGAAGGTACCGATCATCCTGGAAAACTCAATGCAATACAGAGACATAGTGCTCATATCGAAAGAGAAAGACATGCAGGAAAGATACCTACAGGAGAAGTCAAACTTAATCCACATTGGAGAAGAGATTACTCAGACTTATTAAAGAAATATTTAAAACTATAAAATGGCACACCCAGAACAAAGAACCTTCATGACATACGTGAAGGATAAATTCCCAGAGAAGTTTAAAGGTTGTAGAGTATTAGATATTGGATCATTAGACATCAATGGAAACAATCACTATCTATTCAGTGATTACAAGTATATTGGTGTAGATATTGGTTCAGGAAAGAACGTAGATATTGTATGTAGAGGACACGAGTTCAAGGATACAGAAGGATTTGATATTGTTATATCAGCTGAGTGCTTTGAGCATGATGAGTTCTGGAAAGATACTATCATGAACTGTATCAATCTAACTAAACCTGGAGGGATATTCTTGTTTAGCTGTGCTACTACAGGAAGACCTGAACATGGTACAAGAAGAACTAGTCCTCAAGACTCTCCATTCACCTCTCTAATAGAGAATGATTACTACATGAATCTAACAGAGAAGGACATTACAGATCAGATTAACATAAGTGATTACTTCTCAGAACATGAGTTTGTAGCCAGAGAAACATGGCCTCAGGACTTATACTTTTGGGGTGTGAAGAAATAGAAAAGAAAAAGGAGGCCAATGGTCTCCTTTTTACTTAGTATGAATCACAAAAAATCACAAAATGAAAAACAAGTTGTTATTTAGATAATCTCTTTTGCTTCATAGGAGCCATAGGAGATTTCAATCTTTTTGGTGTATCTGCTTCACGCATATAATTACCATTAGCTGGTTTAGGAGCTGGTACCTTTGGTGCCTTGCGTGGTGCACCAGACTTTTTTGCTTTGCCAAATGTAGTCATTATTTCTTCATTTTACCACCGCACTTCATGCATCCTTTTACAGAAGCACCTTTCTTAGCGATAACACCACGACCTTTTAACACATCAGCCTTAGTAATTTTACCATCCTTGTTTAAGTCAGGAAATTTACCACCAGACTTAGCTTTAGGTTTAGGCATTGCACCAGAAGGACCTGAACCAGCAGCATCACCAAACTTCTTATAGTTTGACTTTTCTAACTTAAGGTCTAGTCTACCTTGACGATCACCACTAGCAGCTTTCTTTTCAAGTTCAGCATAAGCACCAATTTTACCACTCATTGGTTTAGCTTTACCACCCATTTGCATTTTCTTTTTAATAGCCATTGTTATTTCTTTTTAGACATTTTAGTTGCACCTAATTGCTTGTCTTTCTTCAAGACAGCCTTACCCTTAGCACCTGCTAAAGTTTTCTCTTGAACCTTAGTCCAAGCACCTTTAGGATCTACAGGTCCTACACGTTTGTTAGAAGCTTTCAATCCTGAAAGACTACCTCCTGATTTTTTTGACATTGCCATTCTTATTTCTTTTTAGTTTGAGCTTTAATTTTTTTTTCTTGTTTTAACATAGCAGCTGTAGGTTTCTTACCTGAGCCTTTGTTAGCACGAATGTTGTCCCATAAACCACGTTTAGATGTAGAACCATCAGCACGTTTAATCATTTGCTTTGCCATGATAAAATTTAGGTTTAAATTTCTTTATACTTACAACCTTAACTTTGATAGTAAAGGTTTTATTTAACACTTCCACTTGCGTAGAGATTTATTGATACGTGAATTAGGATCGTTAGCTGTCTTAGAGCTTGTTAATTTCTTCTTCATACCTGACATTC